TATCTATGCTATCATATATTATGAGAAAGATTATTCTCTTACTAGTTATTCTAATGGAGACTACAAATGATTTCGTCGTTACAGATCCTTATGCCGACCTTGCTTATTATAGCGATACCGATATCTTGGTTTTTAGTTACAACAGCATTAGTAAAAGTGAGATCGAAGTCGTCGGGCCGGAACCCGAACAGAATGAAGGAGGGTTCACACCTTCACCGGAACTTAAAAGAATAATAGACCTTTGGAGTAAATTCCGATAAGCTTGCTTTAATCCGCTTCCTCCATTATAGTTGAACGATGTCAGTAAAAAATACGAAAGAATTATCTCAGAATTTTAATTTAGCTACTTTCTTTTCTAGATCCGACCTCATGCGATTAGACAAACGGACTGACACGACGAACCCAATCATAACATATTATGGAGTAGCAGCACCGGGTTCAGCCGATCCAGAACCAGTTTGGTTAATCTGGCGAGAGGTGGTAAGCGGGACAGTTACTAGACTAGAGCATACTACAGCCGGAGATGGATTTAAGTACATCTGGGACTTGCGGGAAACATACTTCGCCCCTGTGTCATTTGATAACAGCTTCTCTGTTCAGTTTGATGGGATTAATGATTTTATATCTGTAGCTGATAACAATGCTTTTGATCTAGATGCAGGCCTACCCTTCTCATATTCTTGGTGGCAGAAAACCACCGATGGTGCAGCCTACACAATACTAGAGAAAGCAAATAATAATCAAGGAATTAGAATATTCAAAGCAAATAGTGACGAGATTAGAATATCTTGGCGAGGCCCAGGAGGAACTGGGGATCGGATACGAGTCGAGACACTAGCCCCACCGCCTAACATCCTATCAGGCTCATGGACTCATTACTGTGCGACCTTCGATGGAACTAACGCTGCGGGAATGAAGGTATATGAGAATGGCGTATCTCTAACAATGAATACATTAAATGATACATTAGCAGGCAATCCGACGAATACGGCTGTCCTCGCAATAGGAGGAAGGTCTAATGGAAGTGGTAATTATACAGGGAACCTAGACGAAGTTTCTTATTGGACTTCTGAGCTTTCAGCCGCAGAGGTTATTGAAATATATGGCGGAGGGACTCCACAGTTTCCAATCTCACAGGATTCAGGTAACTATGTATCGTCTGCTAGTCTGATAGCTTGGTGGCGAATGGGAGATATCCTAGGAGATGTATATCCATTAATCAATGATGCTATAGGAACTAACCACGGGACAATGATAAATATGGTAGCAGGTGATATTGAAACGGAGGCTCCGTGAGTTTTTATTCTATAATTAGGTTACGCGATTTAAATCAAGATATAGTAGATAATTTATTATCTCCTAATGCATTTGATATACGTGTCTCTCATCCTGATGTGGATGGATTTGAGCAGGCTATCCTTGAATATAGGAATTTACCTGTTGATTTATTAAAAGATGGGACTACAGTATATAGTGCTGAGGAAATAAAAGGTGTATTAGACACAGATCCAATATGGAGTGATACAGCTCCTTTCTCTCCTCCCGATCCACTAGAGCCTATTATTACGAACTTATCGCTTCCTCTTATTAATACGGAGGTGTCCCATACTTTACAAGATGGTATAGCTCAATTTATGATTAGGAATAGAGATAAGGTTTCTACTAAGGTAGCATTTACATCGGGCGAATCAGGTACGAAGTATATAACACTAGAAGCTGGTGCTGTGCTGACTCTACCTGATGTGAATTTTACGTATGGCGTAACTTCGTTCAAGACAATTTATCTGCAATCTGGTATAGTATCTACTATTGAGATATTAGAACTATTTACCTAGGGAGAGAGTATGATTACTTTAGATTCGATAAATTCAGCGAACGCAAGTATAGAGATTGCAACCGCAGCGGGACAGGCTTTGGCCATTGATGGTTCAGGCTTTATAACTACAAACATAAACGGAACGATAGCTGTTTCGGCAACTGATCTAGATATTAGAGATTTAGCTTTTGCTACAGATTCAGTAGATGTATCAGGATCATCTGTTACTGTTACTGCCACAGATTTAGATATTAGAGATTTAGCTTTTGCCAGTGATTCGGTTACTGCGCATCAGGGCGGATCGTGGTCTTTCTCTATTGGTAATATATCAACATGGAAGACGACAGCAGAGACAGCAACGAGTACAGCTAGTGAATTAGTTTCAACCCCTCTTGCGAGTAGGGCTAAAACGATTATCCAAAATTTAGGGTCTAAGGATATTTATATAGGGCCTTCAAATGCGGTGACAACTTCTAACGGAGTGCTTGTTCCTAAAGGGTCATCAATGGACTATTCATTTGATGATAGTGCAGACATTTGGGCTATAACAGCAAGTGGATCATCTGATATAAGAGTACTAGAGGCTGCTTAATGAGTATAGAGAATTATAAGGCATTAAAACATGTTATTCATAATTCAAAAATAGAGTTAAAAGGAGATGCGGTGACTAAGGTTGCCGCACTCTTTAAATGGTACGACTCCTTAGAAGAGATATTTAAGGAGCAGCCAAAAGAATTAAAAATAGAGAAGATAAAAAACGACAAGGTTAAGAGATGAGTATTAGTGATCTTTCACCAGAAAATGACTTTCCTGTATATATAGGCTCCAAGTATAGAACAGCTTGGTCACGAAGCGATACAGATGCAGGAGATACTGTCTACTCATTCACGGGGTCAGGGAAATTGGAGTCGTTTACACTTGATGTAGAGAGTAAGAACGCTTGCATAATATTAAAAATTGATGGAGTCACCGTTTATAATATTGATTGCAGAGTGTTTTCGGATATTAAGTATAGGCCAAATCAGCACCTTCATTTACCCTTTGCATACATGGAAGTTGAAAAGTGTTTTATCCATCACCCTAGATTCCCTATGAAGTTTAGCACATCATTTGAAATTATTATCGAGGATGAGGATGCCATGGGGCATGTAATCACCTACTACGAGGATTAAATGAGAGAAGAAACTCATTATAAATTAAAATTTAAGAAACTGTTCGCATCAGATACGCTCGTCATTGGCGACAATATTTTTGACTGGGCGATAGAGCAGGTTCAATACAACTCTGTTAATGTTTCGTCGTATATGACAGGCGTTCAATACGAGATAAAAAACTCTACTGTAGATGATGAAGTAAAGTTTCAGGTCGTTGATACACTAGGTAATCTATTAAATGAGTTCGCAGACGTTGCGGCTATTGATGGTACACATCATTTTGAACAATATTTGTCGCTACTGCCAACAGGAATGAAGCTTAGGCTTATATATAAGAAGACCCAAGACACAAACGTTATTATGAAGTGTAACCTTATAAGGCATATAAATATAAAAGGTGCAATCTAACGGACGAGATAGATGAGCGAAGTAGCTAAAAAATACCATATAACCCAAGTAGATCCTGCGTCTAAGGAGCTTGTTACTTATGATATAAGAACAGGCGAAGAGGTAGCTAGGGCTGGCCAGCTTGTTCCTAAGGCTAGATTTGCTTATACCTTACGAGCTGCTGATCTAATATGCTTTCATTTACGAGAAGGTAAATCTATACATAAGATAGCCAAGATGCCTAATATGCCGGGCCTCCATGTTCTATATAGATGGATGGAAGTTCATCCTGATTTTAAAGAGAGAGTTAAGCGAGCTAAAGGTGGACGGGCTGATTACTATAGAGACAAAGCCGAGGACTCCTTAGATCGTTGTAGTCACTCTGATGAAGTTAAGTTAGCAAAGCTTAAGTTTGATGGCTATATGAAACTAGCCGAGAAAGACAATCCGGCAGACTATGGTAGCGCGAGAGAAAGCGGAGGGGGCAATGCTCCCTTACAAATAATTGTACAAACAGGTATCATGCGAGATGATCCAGTAACAGTAGAGGTTAAGAATGAAAGACAAGATGGTACGGATCTTAAACAAGAACAATCAAGTGGAGCTAGTTCTTTTATCACAATTGAAAGCGAAGAAAGTAGAGAAGAAAAAAGAGGAGCCGAAGCTAGAAGCGAAGAAGGAAGAGAAGCCGAAAGCAAAGAAGAAGAAAAAGAAATCTAAACTAGGAAAGAAAGATGTCAAAAATACCGGGGACTAAAGTATTAGATAAAAAAACTAAGGAGCTTCTTACGGGGATCAAGGAGAGTACCGAGTTGTCGGCAGACGAGAAGTTACAGATTCTTAAAAAAATAAAGAGTAAGAAGAAGAAAAAGAAACTACCGGGCAAGAATGGGAAAAGTAAACCTGAATAAAGATGACTATGCAGTAATTAGAAAATCTCCGAAGAAAAAACGGACGAAAAAACAAAGACCTAGGTCTTCTAATAAGCTGCCACCTATAAAGAAAGAGCAGGGTGAACTTCATCCTGAAGATGCGTTCCTTAGGGAATGGACTAAGCGAGTCTTGGAGGACTAGATGGCTAAATTACCCGGAAGAGAAAAAGGCATGAAAGACCGCGCCCTTGTAGAGGAAGTAGGCTCAAATGATAGCGGAGGTTCTAAAGGACTAGGTAGCTATAAGGAAGTTAAACGATCTTCTATAGATAAAGATAAATATAATGAAGTATCTAAGAATAAGTTTAAAGCTAAAAAGAGTTACTTAGATTCTTTAAATAAGAAACTACCCGGAAAGAAGAAAAAATAATGGGACAAGTAATTGATCTGGGCTACGAGCCTAGGCCGCTACAAGCACTTTTACACAGAAGCCTTAAACGGTTTAACGTACTCGTCTGTCACAGACGGTTCGGAAAGACGGTATTCTCTATTATGGAGATGATAGATAAAGGACTCCGATTAGATCATAAAAACCCACAATACGCGTATATCGCACCGACCTACGGACAGGCCAAAAGAGTTGCATGGGAATATCTAAAGGATTACACTAGAAATATACCGGGAGCTGTAGCTAATGAAGCAGAACTACGTGTTGACATACCAAGGCCCGACAGGGGAGATAAGATACGTTTTATGCTTCTTGGGGCAGAGAATCCTGACTCACTTAGGGGAATATATCTTGATGGATGTGTCCTTGATGAGTATGCCCAATGTGATCCGATCCTTTGGGGAGAGGTGGTCAGACCAGCTTTATCTGATAGGATTGGATGGGCAATTTTTATCGGAACCCCAAAAGGACAAAATCATTTCTATGATATCTATTCATTAGCTATGTCCTTATCTCTTACGGATGATACCCACTGGTTTGTTCAATTATATCAAGCATCTAAAACAGGGGTTGTGGAAGAGGGCGAACTAGTTGATGCTCGTGCTACAATGGCCGAAGAAGAGTATAATCAGGAATACGAGTGTGACTTTACAGCAGCATTACGTGGAGCCTATTACGGTAAATATATAAATGAACTAGATCAGAAGGGGCAGATAACTAATGTACCCTATGACCCTAATGCTTTAGTAAGTACATACTGGGACTTAGGTATCTCAGATACAACAGCGATCTGGTTTGTACAAGAAGTAGGTAGAGAAGTCCATGTTATTGATTTCGTTGAGAACTCAGGGGTAGGGCTTGAATGGTATGTAAAACAACTACAAGCAACAGACTATATATTTGATCGCCATTATCTCCCCCATGATGGAGCAGCTAGAGAATTAGGAACAGGAAAGACTAGACAAGAATCCTTAGTTAGTCTAGGATTGAGAAGAGTAGATATTGTGCCACGACAAACTGTGGCTGACGGGATACATTCCGTAAGGATGCTCCTGCCTCTTTGTTGGTTTGATAAAGAGAAGTGTGATCGTGGACTATTAGCTCTTAAAAATTACCAGAGAAAATTTGATGGTAAGCTAAAGAAGTTTGTAGACCGACCTTTACATGACTGGAGTTCAAATGCTGCCGATGCTTTACGGATGTTAGGGCTAGTCTTTAGACCCGGAAGCGCAGGACGTATGAGAAATCTACCGAGAGAATCAGTTAGTAACTATAACGCATTGGGGTAACTATGGCCGAAATCAAACCTTTCAGGACAACACCAAAGAAACCAAGCTCAGGGGGTTTAATGCGAGCAGAGGTGGAGGCCGACAGGCAAAGGGCTGCGGCTGGCATAGGGGCACCTGAACCATTTGTAACAGACCAAAATAGAAAGCCAGTTCGCTATACCGTAGCACCTATGTATGACCCAGATGCCGATTTTGCAAAGATCAGACGAGAGCGTGATTTACGCGAGAACTTGCGTAGACAAAGAGCTGCCGAACGTGGAGAAAAGTTTAAATTTAAGACCGAACTAGGTGATTCCCCAGATAGAATTGGAGCACGAACTAATCTATTAGAGAAGGCCAGAATAGAAGCTCTAACTCAACAAAGAAATAAAGAGAAAAAAGCTAAAGCAGGAGGTAGAGCAGAGAATATTCTAACCTCTCGTACCGATGAGCCTAAATCCTTACTACGTGGGTTATAATGGAAGATGAAAATAATAAAGGGAAGCAAATAGCTTCTAAGGTCTTGATAAAATTTGGCA